TGACATTTAGTAATTCGGTTGCATCGTTGTACGGTACATTGAGTCTACTCGCTGTAGTGTTTAGCCCTCCGAAGTTATAACTCTGAATGCTGTTGTCATCTGTCTGCATTTCACGTTGGAATGAATTAGCCATGTGTATTACCTCCGCCCTTTACGGTGCATAGTTAAGTGACCTACTGGTGCCTTACGCTCGTAGTTACGGTATTGTTGTACGAGTTGCTCTAACTCTTGCTGAAAGTAACTAGCTGCTTGTGCGTCATCGAGGTAACGTACGTTCATGAGGTGACACGCCTTCTTATGTATGAGTGACATGTAACGCTCTGGTATGTTAGGGAACACGTCTGTATCTAGCGTGGGTAGTATAATAGGCTCTTGTAAGTAGAACAGTATACGACCTTGTGACACGATGTCATCAGGGTACTTAGCGAACAATACCTTACCCGCGCTAATACTGTACACTGTTGGCCCCGTAGAGGTGCCTGTGTACGCTACCCTAGGCATTGTATCCAGTTGTACCTCAGGAACGTACTGTAGGACCTTGTAGCCCTTAGCAGGGGAACCATATGACACGTCGAACAATCGTTGGTAGGTACCAATGTCAGCAGTACCAAGTACCCATGAGTTAGCGACTCGTTTAGTACATAACCAGTCCCATGTGTGAAGTGTTTCGATGTCTGTACATGCATGTGCTATACAGTCCTTTACGCGGTCTCCTTGTGTAGTTGATAGTGTGAGTACTGGACGTTCTCCGATAGCACGGAAGATGACGTTAGCTGTCTGTAGTAGAGTTGATGTTGACATGTGTGATGTACCAAGATAAAAGAAAACCCCCACTAACCGATGAAGATTAGCGAGGGTAGTATGCATTATGTAACTATGTAGATTAGATACCAGAGGTATGGATGACAACCGCATTGTCAGGACGCCACACTTTAGCACCGTACAAGTTAGAGGTAACGAATGCATCCGCTAAGTATAGGACTTCACGGCTACTTTCAGTCTTGACGGACTGTTGGATACCCGCAGCAATCCACTCAGGATTACATGCAATAGCAGTAGACCATTGGTTAGCTCCACCGAATACACCTAACGTTTGACCACCGTCAGCAGCGGTAGCACCAGCACCACTAAACACAGGAAGACCAAAGTAACCGGCGTTAGTTTGAGTGTCTAGGTCATTAGCGAGGGTAGTGGTACGAGCGTTAGTAGTACCGTGCTGGTCAGGCATGTATGGAGAGTTGAGTACACCCGGAGTAGGTAGTAAGATCCCATCTCGTCCGTTACGATAACCGAGGTTACTGTTGATAGAGAACTGACTAGACATACTGATAGCGAAGTCTAGAATAGTCCCAATGACACCAGAGGCGACAGGAGCAGCACCACCACGGAAGTCAGCAGAGATGAACGTACTGATAGATAAGAGGTCAACGTACTGTGCAGGAGAGATATACAACATACGCCCTTGGCTAGGTACATCGGCTTCGTCTAGCTTCTGTTTAGCCATGAGGATAGATGCGTACGTCAGAGGTGCAGGAGTACTAGACCAATGAGCGTTAAGTGAACCATCTCCGATAAGATCCGTGGTACCGTTGTTATAAGAGACGATACGCTGGGAGTCATACGAGTTGATGACTGCACGGTGAGCCAACATGAAGTTATCCATGTCACGCGCTAATGCATATCCTGCTTCACGGGTGTACTCTTGACGTAGTGGGTATTGAGATTGAATGTTCACGATGTCTTCGATCATGAAGGAAGACTCGCGATAACGTGTGATGTTGAAGATGAACTCACCATCATTACGTGCTTGTAAGGTGACTGGAGTCTGAGCTACCTTATCGTAGACTGCCGCTCGTGAGATGTTAGGGACGTGTAAGGTGTCACCCTTCTTACCCTCAAATGGAAGCTTCTTGACTCCGTTAGTCATCAGGAAGTTTTGATCCCGGTAACGTTTGATCTCACCAGCCCAGATCTCAGGAATGAATGATTGTACCGACGCTAAGTCTAACGCGGTACCGTTGATGCCTTGTAATGCCATGTGATGTGATGTCCTTTATTACTTCTTAACTTTGTTCTGTGCGTAGAGCACTTACTTCTTAACTTTGTTCTGTGCGTAGGCGACCATAATACGGTCTGCATTAGCGCTGTACTCTTCTGCTGACATACGCTCGATTTGCGGTTGGGTGTACCAGTATTTAGCGGGGGTATTACTAGTTGCCTTAGTTGAGGTACGTTGGCTTGATCTAGTCGTTGCTGTCTTGGTTTGTTGTGCTTCGTGACGTGCGTACAACACCTGTGCCCCTTTAGTAGAGTCGTAGGCTTGTTGTTTGTCTGCGGGTAACTTACTCCACACCTTAGCTACCACCGCTAAACGACGGTCCACTTCAGTGACAGGTACATTCCACGCTGCACTCAACTCGTACTTCTGTTCATTGATGGCACGCTTAGTAGACTCTTCACGGAGTCCTTGTACTAAGTCACGCGCTTCTTCCATAGGTAGACCGAACGCCTTAACGAAGTCATTCTTGAACTGCTCGAACCTTGGACTACCTTCACCAAACTCTTCTTCATCCGTCTCCTCTTCAGGGTCTTCTGGTAAGTCATCTAGCTCTGGTAGTTCATCATCACCTTCGGATAGATTAGCGGGGGTAAGGTCTAGTTCGTCGTCGTCTTCTAGTAGTGACACTTCCTCGTCTACGGCTACATCTGTAGGGTAGATGATCTGTGCTCGTCCCGTCTTATACACCTGCTCCGCTTGCTGGTCCGCTTGCTGGTCCACCGAGTTGTCCGTTAAGTTGTTGAGTTGCATCGATTACTTCCTGCTGTTGTTGAGTATCAGTTCCGGGTGACAGTGAAGTACCACTCGCAAGTTGGTTCATCATGTCAGCACCACCATCCGCTGTAAGTTGTTGTTGTAGCGCGTTAGCCATTCCCACGTTAGGGAGTTCACCACTAGATACTGCGTCTTGTAACGGGTTACCTGTAGTAGGTGTGGGTAACACTTGCTGTTGTTGTTGAGGCTCGTCCTTCTTGAGGTAGCGTTCAGGTTCATCAAACCCCCAATGGTTAAGTATGTCCGTTAAGAACATGTCCATGTTGAGTTTAGCCGCTACGTCTGGTAGACCACTGATAGCTTGTACGAACTCTAGTCGTGCTTGTACGTACGCCTTACGCTCGATGATGTTGTCACTTCCTACAGGTCGTAGTTGACACGGCATGTTGAAGTCAGTGGGTTCTAGTTCCCAGTAGTTGTACTCGTCTGCTCCATCACCTGCGACACGAACGGTTACAGGCTCAGTAGTGAACTGATGTACGAGGGAGAATAGTTTACCCAGTAGTGGGATGAGTGCTGTCTCTTCAATGTGTTTGTGTACCGTACTTAGACGATTACCACCTGCATCCCTTACAGCCGCTACTTCTGTTGCTGTGACACGCTCACCACTACGCTGTTGGTTAGATGAGATATAGTTCCCCGTACCGAATGACTTGTCTACGGTTTGTTCTAGTAGTCCTGCTTCTTGGTAGGTTACTGCCCATGACTGAGACTGTGATGCTAGTGGTTGTAGGTCGTTGTGATCTCCTACCATGAACACTCTTCCAGGTTCTGTGTACACCTCGTCAGGTTGTAGTACACCATCGCTCTTCAGAGTCCACATGTTATTGATGGCTAACTCAAGGTTGTCTAGACGTTGGTTAGTGATGATATCTAATTGATGTAGTAGACCAAGTACAGGTTGAATACCACCGAACCCATACGGGGAGTGTCCCGTCATAGAGTAGGTACCAATGATGAACGGCTTACCACACCAGAACGGTGAAGGCTCATACCCAATGACCTCTCCATTCATTAGCGTGACTATCATGTTGCACTCACAATCACCCGTCTCTTCATCGTACACATCACCCCAGTACTCGATGAGTTCTACCATTTCAGTAGGAGACCACGAGTTAACATTGAGTCCCTCGAATGTAGTGACTTGACTAGCACGGCTACCCGATGAGTCAAACCCTGTATTAGTGTTGCACTGTAAGTTAACGATGTCTTTAGGTTCTACGTCGTACGTTCCGTTTTTAGCGAGGGTAATCAATTCACCTTTACTCTTAGTCAACTTACGTATGAATGCTCCTTTGTTAGGGTCATGACATTCAGGGTCTACATAACAGTCGAACACATCTAACACTTCCATACTCGGTGCATCGTACACGTTGTAGGTGTATTTAGCGGGGGTGTATAAGGTAGTCTCACCGTCTTCGATAGCTTCTTGCTTATAACGTTCCTCTGTCTCTGTACGCCAAGGTAGTGCGATAACACTTGTGCCTGTGACAACTAATTGACGTAGGAACACTGCGTAACTCGATTTGAACCCTGACTCATCTAACTTATTGGTGATGTGACGTTTAATTAGCCGCGCTAACTTTAGGTTGTCATCATCATGTGGTGCTGTAGGTTCCACACCGAACCACTCTCTATTAGGGAAGGTAGCCGCCATGAGATAACCCACGATGGTCTCAACTGCTTCGTAGGCTTTAGCTCCGGTAAGGTGGTGTCGCCACTGTGTCTCTACGTCTCCCACTCGTTTAATGATGGATGACTGGATGTTACTCTCAGCGTTAGGAGTGTTCAGGTATTTGGCCCAACACTCTAGCCACGATTCTTCTACTTCTTCACGAGCCATACGGAATAGCTCTAACTTGTTGTTGACGTAACCCGCGATGTCTTCCTTATGCACGTACTCCACCCCATTTACTATTGATACTTCTACGAGGAGTTGAGGCAGATACACTACCCTTACGTCTAGTTGGAGCGGCTACTTCTGCTATGGATGCCAGTGCGTCTAATATGTCATCATGCCTACACTTCGGGAATGTGGTTAATTCGTTCCGAAATTCCATGTTATTCGATAACAAGGCCGATGCGTACAACATACCGTTATCCATTAGCGGTTGTAACCAGGCTTCGATGCGTGCTTTCTTGTGTAGTCGTGCGGGTGGTCGGTAGTCACGTATACCGATGAGTTTACCGTTACGTTTCATGTATTCTCGGATGACGTGCTCATACAACTTGAACCCGCTAACCATTTCTACTGTCACGTAGTTAATACCCCACTTCTCACACAGAGCAAACAACCTGTCACACACTTCAGTTGGTGAGTAACGTCCGTTGTCTATGTCTAGCACCACTAACTCTTTGTTCTCACTGTATCCTGCTACCGCTAGTACGGTGAAGTCGCTTGTACTTCCTGTAGTTGCTGCTGGGTCGATGAATAGTATTGGTTTGATACGTCTAGTAGGTTCACCAGAGCGTACTATTTCCCATTCACCACTAGGAGAGTGATGTATATTGGTAGCGCTAATCCATTTAACAGAGTCTACACTAAACGTAGCGTCACCCGATGCAATAATGGTGTTTAGGTACTGTGATGCGAACCGTTGTGCGCTGTTAATGCGACGTTGTATCTGCTCGATGGTAGACTTGTTGAACTTCTCTGGCCATAAGTAGCCCATTGTGTCATCTACACCATTCTTGTAGATGTTACGTATGAACTTATTGATGCCGAGTACTATTTCCTCCTCCATGAGATAATGGTAATAATCCCATTCGTAATAGCGGGTACCAAGTATGACTGCTTCATCTCCCACATAGTCTGTTAGCACCGTTGTAGGTGTAACGTTGAAGTCGATACGTTGTCTAGGATC